CCATAATACCAGCATACATATCGACACTTAACACAAAATGGACCAACGTAAGCTTTATGAGCTTATTTCACTTGAAGCAACAAGGTGCAAGAAATTAATGAGCGATCGTCATGACGAGTTCATGAGGATCGTAGCAAATGATCTAGCGTGGCAGCAACCTGGAGATGTTGATATCTTCAGGATCCGTTCTGAAATGGAAGCTGCCGGGGTGACTGGGATGTCATTGGAACATATCAGTCATACACCAGATTATTTCGAAATACAGAGTCAGCATAATGTCCTCAAAATATATGATATTAAAGTGACCACACATGTGGAAGCATCAGAAACCAAATGTGTCCTTAAATATACGGATGCCTTCAGAAGATTCACTCAGCACATAAATTGGGATCTCCAGGTGACCGTCATCTCATACAATCCTAAAACTAGACGCACAAAACATTTCAGGAAATTAACTGACGAGGAGGTGCAGAGAATTGATTTCTACCATCGGGATATAGAGACACTCATGAATACGTTTAAAGGGTCAAAATTATTCATGCAGTTATTAGCACAATCGGGGGATATCAAAATGACAGATGAATGGGACGTGGATCTTGTGCCAGATCAGAATTCCGAGGTCTGGATAGATTTTGTTGAACACATGGATGCGGTGGACCCTGGTTTTCTCGAGCTGGCACTCAACTCAAATTGGATGGACAAAGAAGGGAAGAGGAACTGGAGGGATCTTGAGTCAACTCTAAATGTAAAATTCACTGACTATATAGAATCCCAATGGCCAAACACAGAAACTGAAACTTTTCAACGTGCATCCACTGAAAATCTCAAAGATGCATTTGAAGAGCTTGAGAAAAAAATGATGGGTGATTATGAGAATATATGTAGTGAGGATGCCAAACCATCTTTGCACTTTGTCTGGAGTGACTCGGAGCTGGAAATGCCCCAGTCGGGTGGGTTATCCAATGATCGAAAGGCAGCCATTATGTGGTCAAAAATACAGGATTCAAATCCAAAATCAGTTGAAGGGAAATATGCCCTTAACACTTTAAAAGGTTATCATGGTGTAAAAGGGACTCTTGATGATGAGACAGCAAAATTGCCGAATGACCAGCAACCAAAAGTAAATGAGCATGGGGATGTAGCAGTAAATCGGGTCTGTTATGATGTAAACCTCCTATTTAAGATGAGAACACACCAAAACTCAGGTTATAAAAAGCGAAAAAACAGACCAAGGTTAGTTGATAAGGAGAAAAGCGCGCATGTCTTTGAAAATGAGGGCATACTAGAACAGAAACGGAAAATAATAGTGCATCCGACAGGCATGGCCAATAAAGATAGGGCCGAACGTTCAATAAAATATCTTGGTAGCAAATTGGGTAAAGAAAGTAAAGATAAGGGTGAGATACTCACTGAGTTTTTAATGGAAGAGCAGTATAACAATGCATGTGAAGATGGCGGAGAAGGTTTCATTGAACTTAGAAACTCTTGTGCAACAAGATGTGCATATGACATCTCCGACATGTTTAGAAATGCATTGGCGACTGGGAAATGTATCAAACGAAAATGTGCAAGGATGTATTTTGGTAGATCAACATCAACCATACTAATTACGCAGAACACCAGGACAGAAAGCAGAAACAATGATTTTGTGTTCATAATGATAGCCTTCACTAAGGATGGATGTGACCCCATTGAGCTTGACACTGTGGTTGAGAAGATACCTGTTGCTGGGGGAGTGATACATGTGAGCAAGGCAATGCGGTTAGACATGGGCAGAATTAAACTACTGGTAACAGGCCTTAGTAAGTGGGTCATTGCATCCGAAATGGTAAGAGTGAGCAGAGGAGTGAGAGTAACAAGGCATCCCGAGATGGCAGCAATGCTCTTCTGCATGTGTTTCTCCATAACAAAGAATATGATATTCATCTCAGACTCAATGCGTTATATCATGGCTAACATCATGGCTGATGCATCTGATACATGTGGGTACATAAAGAAGAGTTTTGACCCGGTCACCAAGGATATGTTTACTGTGCATTTGTACAATTGTGTGAAAAGGACTGCTCTCCGTTTAAATGATCAGATCCAGGATGCAAAACTCAAAGACATAAGAATTGAGGATGATGATATCACAGAATCCGGATTTGAGACAATAAGACTTAATTCTATTTTTGGTGGGCCTGAGATAAACACCTTTTCAGCCTTTGAGGATGAAATTAGGGTGGCATATTACCTTTGCAATAAAGGACTCCATGGGACAGTCCACAACATCATGACACTTGGAAAGGTTCCAATAACATTTGAGCTCGAGGCTAGAGAGAAATATAAAAAGGCCGGATTCATACAAGACAATAGTGAATTCTCTATAACACCTGTGTCCATTATGTATGAATATAAAGAGTGGCTCAAACATAATCGTGATGAAGTCTCTTACATGAGGGTGCGTGCAGAGGAGGAGATTGCGCTTAAGTCCAAACCTTTTCAGATTCCTACTATGACTAGTTCAAAAACCTGCATGAAGCGAGTGTATGAGAATGAGAATAGAAATAAAGGAAACCTGACAGCCGAAATAACCCGATTAAGGAGGAGCTATGATGACAGTCAAGCAAAAAGACTCAGGATGATCGAGAAGGCCAAAGACAAGCTTAAAAAGAACACAAAAGCAAATCACATGTCGGAGGCAGACTTAAAGGTTCGGGAATCTGAAATCAGAAGGGCAGAATCAAAACATAGGGAAACAAAAAAGTATATCATTGAAAATGGTTTCATAAGGTACAAAACTGATCACAGGCCCGTTAGAGAGTCACTTTCATGCTCCATTGAGGATTTCGTTAAGCTCGAAAATTGCAAGGTGTTTGATCGGTTATATGAGATGTATAAAACAGGTGTTATCGGACCAGATGATAACATGCTCCAGGCTGTGAATAAAATAGCTCGGAAAAACTCGTTTTATTTTGGGATGTTCTGCAAGAACCAGAGATCAGCACATGACAGGGAAATCTACAAGTCAACAATGGAACTCAAAATGTCTCTCTATGTCATGGAAGGTATTTATAAGATAATGTGTGACATAACACCACAAGAGAAGATAACACTTGGGGGTGATAAAAAAGGTATCGACTTTGAAAGGGTCAATAGGGAGCATTTCCTACAAGAGCTCGATTACCGAAAACAAAAACTCAGCACAACAACTGTGAAGATTTCCGCTGATGCAACAAAATGGTCACCACGAGATAACACCGAGAAATTCATGTATGCCGAGGTGATGTCACCGTTTTTGACAAGGAAAGAAAAGTTGTACAGATTGGCATTGTATTGCAAGTACATGGAAAAGAGGTTTGTCATCCCAGAACAGGTTATTGAGGAATTGACATGGGGGGTTGCTGGTGATTATAGGGAAGGCACAAAGGATCTGACTACAAATAACATCAAGATCAGATGGAACTGGCTCCAAGGAAACATGAATTATGCTTCATCTTTCTTTCATGTGCTGGCATACAACAACGCAGCCAGGATGATTCGACTACGTGCACAAAACAAGGGATGGAAATGTAAAATATCATATGGAGTCCATTCTGATGACTCTTTTGCACTGGTTACATATGGGATAGAAGGACAACTCCCTAACACAGTATCATTATGTAATGAAGTTGTTGGGTGTATAACAAGTGGGTATAAGAATTTTGCCATTGAACTGAGCACAAAGAAAAGTTATGCTTCAACAAAAAAGATTGAGTTTGTCTCTATTGTGATGGTACACGGGAAAACTGTGCCTAACTGGATCCGAAGTCTTCTTCCAATATATGCTGATCTTCCATATACCTCCTTTCAGAATGACATCAGTGCAGGACTCGGACATATCCAAGCAGCCTCAAGGTATGGTGCACCGCCCAGCATATTGCTGATGTCAATTAACCTTGTGCAGAACACAGTGTATGGAATCTACTCAATGAAGAAAGGGCAGGTTAATGACCCATGCCTGAGATTTGATGTGGACAGAGAGTGCCTGCCAATTGCACTCGCTGGAAAGGTGAACACTGAATTAAGATTGCTAACAATATTCGGAGCCAAGGCACATGATGTAACACTTGCAGTGAATGTGATGAAAGTTGGTTATGCTCCAAGTGTGAATGACATTGCTGACCGGAAAGAACTAAACAGGGATATAAGAAATGCTGATAGAGTGCTAGCCCTTTTGACAATCTGTCATCCCTTATCAGCATTGGTTGGAAACGGTGTGAGTGAACTACCAGAAGCATCAATGCAGTATGGTTTGATAAAGCCAAAGTCTCACACAAAAGCAAACCTCATAAAATCCTGGGCAAGCACGAAAGATTTTTTGTCACTTATAGGAAAAGGAAAGGATGATCAGATAACTAGACAAGATCTATTACCTATATATGAAGGGATCCTAGATCAAGTGCCAATGCTAATAACAACACCAAGAACAGCAAAACAGTATCAGCAGTGGACAGTATTCAGATTCTGCTCAAGATCATACCGTGAACAGATAAGTGTTGATGACCAAACTGGCATGTTTATAAGACAGATTATCAACTCAAGAAGACCTGTAGTTTCAAAGAAATTCCTCACAGATTTCCGAAATAATAGTGATTTTGACATGATTGATGATATGAATGAAATGTCTGTCAACGAAAGGATTGAGTATATGACATACAGTGAAGCATGGGAAGAAGTTCTTAAGGCCAGTATCCTAATAGAAAACGAAGTTGAAACAAATCTCGAAACAGTGAGTAAAATTTATATGTCAAATCAAATGTTAAAATTTGTACTTAACACAAGGTTGCAGGAGAAAAGAACTCATTCTGATGATTTGGTGTCATCCAAACTTGTACCAATGAAAATGGAGCATGCTGAAAGACTAACAGTAAACCCAGAGAAGACTGTGATTGCAAGGGTCTTGTTTCCAGGAACAGAGGAAGGGAAGGTCACTGCTCAGCTGAACCTTGACGAAGACATTGCAAAGGCATCTGCCTTTATAAAAGATAATAGCAGGATTGAAGAAATAAAAGGCATCATAGAACAGAAATTGACTATCAAAACAGAACCATCCAGGAGATGGGAGGTTGTCTCAAATTATGTCTCCTCATTGATGAAGCTGGCAGAGTGTGCATTTACATTGCTAACATACTACAAATCAAGGTCCACCGCATATGTCGTTTTGAGATCGGCAAGGACAACACAATCCTTCTTGGGGATGATAAGGGGCCGCCTGATGAAGGATAACCTCTATGTGAACTTCACCATCAGAAGAGATATAAATTTTGCACCGACTTTCTCACAGAGCCCTGCCTTCAAAGGAGATGTGCCTGAACCTATAGAGCGCATAATAACACATATAGCTTACAAAGCAAAATCACTGTTTCCTGAGGCCACCAACACACAGATTGCTGGGATGATCAACTCATCTGTCAGGGCTATGACACCAGAATATAATAATCTAAGAGAATTTATAAGAGGAACTTATCAGGGCAAGAAAACAACAGCTTTTAGAGGAATATGCATCATTGCAGTCAACCTTGGGATTATTGGAAAAGGAGAACATGCTTACGAATGGTTAAGATCAGGAGCTTACCAGGAAACCAGACCATATTGGGCTATTGCTCATGCAGACAGAAAGAAAATAAGGGGTGCGTATGAGGTCACCTATTCAAATGAATTCGGGAAAATTAAGATGTCTGGACATGATCAATGGGTTTCAAACTCCTCAATGACTGTGCAAATGTTGGATCAAACCCCGCTCCTAAACATGCGGTTTTCAAAAATACTAAACAAGCAGATTCCCAATGACTTCCCCGAAATCAGATACCACCCAAAAAATACAATAAATGGAAGACATTATCTGGTACTGAACACAGCAAACAGATTCCGACAAAGCATAATGATTTTGAAAAGTAGAGGTGGTGTCCAGAATGTGATATGCGAATTAAAAGTTTACCACCAAACAGACTTTGGCATTACACCGGTCTTGACAAAATCCGAGAAACACCTGACTGAGATAATATTTAAGATCCAAGATGTCGAGACAAAGAGGGAATCAGTAAGATACCAACAAATACAAAGACATGAAATACCGGAAATGGGGATGACAATCTCCGGCTTTGACGTCACCAGAACCTTTAGAGCCATGGCAAATTGGACAAGTAAACCAACAATGAGAAGCAATATATCCTGGGATCTCATACTTGACACGATTGACAACAACTGGGTGGCCGATTTGATCGAAGATGGCTTCAATAAAGACACCCAGGTCGAGATTTCATTTGATGACATCTTTGAAAAAGATATTGAAATTGAAAATGTTGAAGATCTAATAGATCAACAGGTTGTTGAAGAGTCAGGTAACTTCATGCCAGACTATGAGATTGAACTGATTGATACAAGATTCAAACCTGGGATGATAACATCGATCCGGAAGATGGCTGCACTAGCTGCATACAGGGTGATACTTGGGGAAGGGGTTTTCATCCCAATGGATGGAGTCATGGAAAGTGATGAGATGGAGGAGAAATTGGATACCTTACTAGGGGCTATGTGCCTGGCAAACTACATTGCAGAAAGATTGGAAAGTCAAAACAAGCAAGGGACATATCCAGGCATCCATCTAAAGATGATTAATATGGCAAAGATGTGTGCTATAACAATAGCAAGTTTCTCAAAGTTGATTGCACTGTCACAAGAGGGTGGAGGTGTTCAGGCTGTGCAAACATCAATCACAAAGGACATGAATAAAGATAAAGCAACAAGGATCGACATACTTGACGAGACACATCGGGATATAGAAGAGCTGTTACAGTGTATGAATGGAAGGAACATGATTGATGATGCATGTGTGTATGCAAGTGGTTTCCGGGAAACAATTGAAATTTTAGACCAACTTGGATATGTTGAAAATAAGAGAAAGAGAAGAAGAAGAAAGAAGTGAATACAAGCGTCCGTATTTACTTAATCCGTGTAATATATATAGTGCACCATCTCAAGTTTAGGAATCTAGATTAGATTCATAAGCTCCATAAACTGAAGATTTGAAGAATCCTCAAGAGTAGTGGAAATCATAGGTGGAAATACAAGATGTGTAATTCCGCTTCTTCTGGATCAGTTGAAGGAAGTGTATGTAATGATAGCTGTCAG